CTTTCATTATAAATTAATAGTATACATTATATTGTATATCAAGTCAAGTGTTTCTTTGTTTAGACTAACTCAGTGGCATCTACACGATCTTCTTCTTCTTCAGGTGGACCATCAACACCTTCGGATTCTACTCTTGCTGCTTCAACGAATGCTGAAAACTTATCATATAATGTGCCAACAGCAGTTAATTCGTTGGGTTTAAATGCACCACGTTCAGTAGTGATATTGATAATGGACAACACAGTTTGTAGATCTTGTAATGATAATCCAGCAGGTTGTTGTACTTCTTCTGTCATGCTATACTCCGTAGGTTGAATTCTTTTCTAAGGCAACAAAATATTCCATATCAGAATTTAATGTTTTGAACTTAGAAATAAGTTTTGATGATATTGATACTTCATAATCATCTTGAATGAATTTAAAATTATTTATATTGAAAATTAGTTTACAAGTAACATCGGATACTTCCATATTCTGTACTTCAATATCAAAGGAGTTTGATGTTACATCTTTGGTGTCAGTAACGACAAGTTTAGGGATATCACCTGGTGTACAAGTAAGCACCACATCAGTTACACCTAGAGTAGAACATGCAGTTCGGATATTAGACATATCATCAGCAGTCAATACAAAGGTGACATCAACAGGAGGCATCACAATTTCTTTGGTGGGTGTTGTAAGGATTGATGGACTTGCAAAGAAGTATTTTACTGAACGTCTACCTTCTGATACCCGTACAAATTTCATATCAGGATCAAACACTAGATCTGGATCAGAAAACATATGGATAACACTAAGGAATTCATTTAGGTCATAGATACCAAATTGTGCTTCAATCTCTTGTTCAATCTTAGCAGTTGCCATAATGGTTTTTGCTTCAGACATAGTTTTGATTGTATTGCCTGGATTAAAAACAATGTTCGAATTGATAGAACCAAAGTTCTTTAATACTGCTAATGTTTCTTCTGTAAATTTCATTATATTATTCACCTTATTTAATTATAAAAAACTATTATACTACACTTTTAACTATTTGTCAAGTCATCATCATCATTAAGATCGTGTTGATGAATTGCCATGATAGTATAATGTAAAGTCTTCATCAGATCATCCCGATTTGACCCATTCTTCTTTCCGTATCTTTGGGCATACTTCAATATATTACCAACGAAAAACCCCATCCCATGTCCAGAATCAATAATGAATTCTGATGCTTGGAACTTATTCCTTGAATAATGTTGAGAATATGTAGCATCTATATAGTGCTTAATATCATCAAGGATTTCATCTTCATTATATCTGTAGTTAATCATGCAATTTCCCAATCAGTTCTAAAAATATATTGTTGAAAACTTGGCGTTTTAAGAACTCCACCATCGGACAAACTAACCTTTACTATACCATCCTCCTTAAACCAATGAGCAGACCACTCAGGCAATTTCACACCATTCCCTTTGTTCATTTCTTCTACTGCTTCACCGTAAGTCATAATTACCCAAGTCCTCTTCCAGTCTTTCTAAAAACGATTCTTTACCATCATCACCACTAACGAACCAATCGATTCGTTGTGCATAAATTGAAGCAAGTTGTAAATGGTTTAATCCGATTTTTATATTATCTATAACTTCATCATCATAACTGTACACGTCACCATATTCATCCTCTACATTATTATCCCGAATCAATTGCTCAACCTGATCAGCAATTTCACTAATTTTATATTGTTCATAATCAAAAAAACCACCGCTCATCATTTATCTCCTATCACTAACTTATAAACATCTTCCCAATTATACACCACTTTAGCACCACCTTTATATTCATAATTATGTGAATGAGACATCAATAGAGAATCCAGACCTAACTCTAAACCAACCTCGGCATTCTCTGGTTTATCTTCAATCCAATAGAGATTAGAGTCTTTGTATACGGATAATGCTTCATCTTTATCTGCACCAGTATCAAGGTAAGTAAACTTTTCAATTGCTGTTTCACCAAATAATGCCTTTAGGTTTTGTGTTCTAAGTTCTTGAGCATTTACGTTAGATGTCATTGATGTGATTACATGAAACACATAACCATGTTCTTCATGGAGTTTCTTAATATACTTAATAGCATCCCATAAAGGAGGTAGATTTTTCATTCTAGCAGATTCATTAAACATTCGTACTAGAAATTTACCCTCTTTTCTTGGGATATTGTATTGTTCATTTACTTTATAGAGATATTCAGAATTCTCAACAACGGTGAAACCATGTTCCGTCATCCATTCTTCAAAGTCACGTTCCCAATCAAGTAAAACACCATCACAGTCTACCAATATTACTTTATTTTTCATTTCAATCATTGTAATATATATATTTCCTATATTTCCTAAAAGTAAGACTTATTATACCTTAACTAGTCTTAGATGTCAACTATAAATTATTCATTCGAAGTAATCCTCTTTTTTTAATCTCTCTTAGTGTGACGCTAAAGATTAATCCAGAGGGTGTTGAATAGAATCTATCATAAATCCTATGTTGTGAATATAAAAGTATCAACTCGTCATCAGATTTACTTTTAATATTAGTCACAATATCTTTTGGTGGTGTATCAAATCTACACCATCCATCAAGCAATCTTGTGAATGTTTTTGGTATTATTCTGAATAGTTTCATTTATCACGCCTCGGAGATTGCTAAAATATCAACAACAACACCAGTAGCATATTTCCTAAAGCACATCAAAGATGCTGCTTCAATAGATTCTGCAAAGAATAACTCACTTAGAGTATTATTAGCGTTAGCAAAGAACTGTTCGTATAGATTAAACTTAATTTTATAATTTTTCATTTATATTCCAATTAAATATTTTCAAAGTATTACTAATTATAACTCATATATTAACTTTGTTTAGGCAATCACTTGACTAATTAATATACACATATCTTCCAGTTCTTCTTCTAGTTCAAGGGCATCTGGATAGATACCGTTGTCCGGTAAAAATAAAATATCACGGAGTTTCTTCTCTTTTAATATGTAAAGTGGAGAAGTCTCTGTATAGGTCACTGCTAAGGTACTATGGTTGATCTCATAACAAACTTTAGCAATTAGATCATCTTGTCCTGGTATAGCATCATCTTTACGGAATGCAACTTCAACAAACTCATCTGTCCATATGTAAACAGAGTAAATTCCTTCTTTGGTGTATGATGTAACATCTTTGATGTTCATTGTATAACCTCTATAATTTATTAGTATAAGTTAGTATAACTCAATTTGACATCATTGTCAACCTTTATTTTTCACCACCCAGTATACTTATGTTTATTGTTTTGTTGTTCGAGTGTAAATCCCCAACTAAGTCTCCTCCTTTTCTTTGCATCCGATTCCTGTATAAATCGTTTCTGTTGTTGTTGATCGTAATGGTTTTGTATTGCTACTCTGGAATTCAAAGCTCTTCTATTAACCTCTTTTTCGTATCGAATATCATATGTATCAGCATTTGCTGTCGAACATATGATAGTTGCTGCCATTACTGCTACTACTACTGAACCTTTCATTTCTTCCTCTATTATTTAAACTATGACTAATTATACCCTGTACTGACTTCTTTGTCAACACTTTTATTTTATATTTGAAAAGTTATGGTCCTTAACAAACTCTATCTTTGATCTAAATTTCCCGTCTAACATATCACCCTTATGACTAATAACAAACACATTGGTATCAGTTTCAAGGGTATCTAAGATTTTCATAAGAGTTTCAACTCCATCATTATCTAAAGAACTATCAAAGGTTTCATCTAATATCAATAGATTAGTTGCGGCAGAATTCTTCATTCGTGCAATTTGTCTCCATGTAAATAATAAAGCCAAATCTATTCTTGATTTTTCCCCTTCAGAGAATGATGAATAGTTAAAAGCATCCCTATGCCTACTTTTAATGGTTTCATTGAACCCTTCATCTAAATGAAACAATACAAAGAAATCCATCACTTGGAGATACTTATTTATAAGACTATTCATTACAGGTAGGTACTGTTTAATAACCTTAGTTTTGATACCAGTATCTTTTAACATTTCAGCAGCAACAGAATTATAAACCCGTTCATCTGTAAGTCTACTCTTCTCATTACTATTAACATCAAGTTGATTTATTAGTGAAACTAGTTCCGCATTAGATTCAGATAAATCACCACTCTTTTCTGTTATACTATTAATGTCCTTTTCATAAGACTTGATGTTATTCAATAGTAAATTAATAGACTTATTATTGCTGTCAATAACACTTTGTTTATTAATAATACTATTAGATTGTGTGGTTAGATCTTTTATCAGTGAATCTATTGTAACTTCTTCATCAATGATTTTAGAGATACCTTCATTTAATTGTACTGCTCTGGTTTTTGCTTTATCTAATTTAACATCCTTTAATATACTATCAATATCCTGTGAACAAGTAGGACAAGTATCATTCTCACTATAGAACTTTGACTCCTTTACCACTTGTGCTATCTGTGTATTAAACTGACCCATGAAATTGGTTAGTGATTGTTTCTTCTTAGTGATTTCACTAAGTTCACTTTGAATGTTATGGGCATTCTCTGATATAAAGGTGTGATGAGTTTCATTGTCAGTTCTATAAGACACTATAGTTTCTAATGTCTTATCAATATCTTTTTTCTTAGAGTTAATTTGATCATCCGAGATTTCAGCAATATCTTTAATATATTTCTTCTGTGAAACAATTTTCTCTTTTAATCTATCGGTGTGGTGTGTGGCATTGAATAGATGTTCCTTTATCTTACCATCTTTTTCTTTAAGGATCTGGTTCATTTTAGAGAACACTTGTATATCCAGTAAATCCTCAATGACTTCTCTACGGTGGTTTGTAGACAACTTCATAAATGGTATAAATGAAGAAGATCCTAATACCACAATTTGATGGAATGATTTATGATTCAATTTCAATATATTCTGCTCAAGGTATTTCTGATAATCCTTAGCAGCAGAACTTTGGTTGATCATAACATCGTTTTGCCATATCTCAAATATATTAGGCTTTATACCTCTTACAATCTTGAACTCATGTTTTCCTATAGAGAACTCTACAGTGACCACACAATTCTTATTGTTAATTGAATTGATTAGTTGACCTTTAGTAATAGATCTATGGGCTTTCCCAAACAACGCAAATGATAGAGCATCTAGGATAGTACTCTTACCAGAACCATTCTGTCCTATAATAAGAGTAGATGGTGATTTGTTTAATAGTATAGTAGTGCTTTTAGTTCCTGTAGATAAAAAATTACTATAGGTTAGGGTTTTAAATGTGATCATAAAATGTCCATCGACTGTGCTTCAACTAGTAAACTTTGCATCAAGTGTTTAATCCTTGGTTTGTCCAATTCAGTTTCAACTCCATCAACATAAGAATCTAATAATTCTGTGGTGTCTTCTACTAGTACACCTTCATCATCAACATTCTCACCCAAGAATTCATCAAAGGATTCTGCAATTTTCAACTCATGTATATCTCGATCTTGTATTTTATCAATGAACTTATCAAAGAAATAAGGGTCTTTCTTTTTAACTACAAAAACCTTTACAAACTTATCATCAAGTTTCGTAAAATCATAGTCATCATAGCACAACTCTTCATCATTGTATACAACTTTCTCAAACATTGTTATAGGGTTTAGAACCTTCTCTATGATATCAGTATCGGTGTCAAGGATATGGAAGTACTTTGGATCATGTGCATCTGCCCAAGTGAATTCCATTTGTGAACCAAGATAGTGTATATTATCGATAGAAGATTTTGTATGGAAATGTCCTGATATAACCTTATCAAATCGTTTAAAGTTTGTTGTATCCATACCATGTGCATTGATAACACCTTTCATCATTTCAAACCCAACAAGTTCAAGATGTCCCGCCAGTATAGTTGCTTTACAATTATTAACAAACTCAATAGATTTAGAATAGTTCTCAGAATTAATCCAAGGTAAAGCAGCAACAGAGGTTTTACCATATTTAAGAACCGTTGGGTTCATGATAATATTTACATTACCAGTATAATATCCAAGCAATTCTTTAAGGGAACAAAGTTCATTAGTATTCTTATAGAACACATCATGGTTTCCTGGAATAATATCCATATGTAAACCATTAAGTTTCAGTTTATCAAGGAAGTGTTTTCTATTAGCATTGAGTGCTTTAAAGTTGATGTACTTCCTGTGTTCGTAATAGTCACCAAGATGTAATATCTGTGTAATATTATTTTCCTTTAGGTAAGGAAAAAATACTTCAGAGTAGAACCTTTCTTGATAATTTATAAAAATATCCGAAGAGTTCCTGACTCCCGCATGTGTATCGTTTAATATTGCTACTTTCATATATCATCCATAAAGAATTCAAGTGCCTTTGTTTTTACTTCTTTCTCTTTGATTAGTTCCTTTACTTTTTCATCTTTATCTTTTACAAGAGTGATTCTTTCTTTTAGTTGTTCTACAAAGGAAACTTCAGAGTTCATATCTAATGCTTCGACTTCAGTTACATAGGAAACAAGGTCATTTATATCAATATTATCAATCCATTTGTATTTAATATCTTGCTGTTTCTTTTCTTTAGCAAGTCTTCTTAGGAAAGCATAGAAGCATATCTGTGTGAAATAAGAGAATGCGTTAGGTAATCCAGTTCTAGTCGCTGTTTCAATATTATAGTTCATGATAGCACGTAAACAGTTTTCAACACCGTCCATCACCATTTCATCTCTATAGGTGTATCGAATAAAGTTTGATTTGTGACTTAGACCTTCAGATATTTTTAGGAATGACATAGCAATGTAGTCAGTCACTACAGGGATTGGTTGATCATCTTCGGTTGCTTTGTTAACAGACCTCACATAATCAACAACCGCATTACTAAATATTTTATTGTTTACGTAGTGTGGTTTATCTTGTGGTTTCATTGAGCATACTCTCCTTTACTTTTAATAATATAATTATTATACTACATTTTCATAGAAAAGTAAAGGGTTATTTTATATTGGGGAGGGGCTTGACATTTATGATAAAATGTAGTATAATAAATCTGTCACCGGGGAAAATTGGGATAGGGTTATTAATGTAGTGTAGAGGTAAAAGGCATTTCATTTACTAATAGTTCATCTATTGATGTTTCTTCATTGTGTGTTTCAGAAGCATTTATATATTCATCCCGTATATCATCAGTAACATAAGTAAAAGCAACAATATTGGATACTAATACTAATACTTCACCATCAACACCAAGTGGCATAAAAGGACTAAAAGTGTAACCATATATATCTTCTTTCTTTATGATATGCAATTGTAATGGTGATGAAAGAACCATTACACCTCCTTCTGTTACTTCAAGTACCAAAGAGATAACTTCTTCACCAGTCACCAATTTAATATGCCTTATATCAACTTCTAATTCACTCATATGGAAACCTCATATATTTTGTATTTGAACTTCTCTCTAGTATATATTTTGATTCTTTCACTGGCATGTAGCAAAGTAAAATTCTTATTCTTTCTATAATGCAAATCATCAGCAA